ATTATTCGCATATTAGATCAATCCTTAAACAAGATTGCGCTCCTTATATTGAAGTTTTAAAACAAACTCGAGGTCATCCGTTATTTAGAGGTAGTGATAGTGGTAGACCACCTAGAGGTGATTTAACGAAAATTAGTCCTAAATTAGAACGGAAGCCTAAAGATACACCGATGGATATTCATAACTTTATGAATAAGCGATTCATTACGAAATTCGGATATCCGTTCCGCAATGGTATATTCGCATCAGGTGAACAACGAACTGCCGCTCATTATGGTTTGGTTAATATTTTATTTCCTATTGGTAAATTAAATTACATCTGGAGTGGGCAAGTTGATGATTTAGTTTATGTAATTGATCGAATTTATACTAAAGATGAGTTCGATGATGAGGATACTATAAATCAAAATCCGCAATTAGCTCAAGAATTTGAGAATTTAATTGATACTTATAAATCAGTTGAGTTAGATCGATGTATTCTGTCGAATCATGAAGTTATATTCGCAAATGATTGTTATCTGGTTTCATTATCTGATTATGAATATATTATAAAAGGATTGTTAACATGAGATTAGTCGAATTATTAACCGATGATTCAAACCCAGCATCGTTAATTAAACGAGATTGTGGGCCATTTCTTAAAGCGTTTATAAATCTTAATGGAACTCCGATTTATAGAGGCGTTAACCAAGAGTTAACTAAAGAAATCGTTAAAATATCACCAAGAACTAATAATAGACGACCATCAGATACGATTATACAAATTCATCAATATTTAAATGATAAATTTATGGAGAAATTTGGATTTCCGTTTCGTAATGGTATTTTTGTCTGTGGTAATAAACTCGCAACTGAAGTTTATGGTACTCCGGTTGTTGTTTTTCCTATCGGAGATTTAAAATTTGCTTGGTCGAAAGAATGGTTTGATTTATTTGAATTATTAGTTGATCATCATGATATGAATAATGCTGATACTAAGCGTATAATAGATGATGCGTTTGATACATATAGAACTGATAAAATACAAATTGCTATACGTTCCGGCCATGAAATAATGTTCGCAAATGATTGTTACTTAATTAGCGAAAAAACTTATAATCGAATTAAAACCGAGCTGCAATCATGAGATTAGTTGAATTATTAAATGAAGGTATTAATGATAAAGGTATTTTTAAAGCTTTATTTCTAGGTGGGATTCCAGCTAGCGGTAAAAGTACGATCGTTAATCAAATTAGACGAGTTACCGGCGTAATGCCTAAAGTTCTTAACTACGATCAATTTTATGAATATCTTAGTAAAAAACATGATATACCAATATCAACTAAAGAACAAATAGATCAACCGGAAGCTAAAGGTATTAGAAGAAGAGCAAAGCATTTAACCACCGCTCAATTAAAATTATATTTAGCTGGTATGTTACCAATTATCGTAGATACTACAGCATCAGATGTCGCTCAATTAGTCGAACGCATGTCAGTAATGAGAGAACACGGTTATGACTTAATGATGATCTATAAAAAAATAGATTTAGAACAATCATTAGAAAGAGCTAAAACTCGAGATCGATATGTAAGTGATGAACATATCCGCAAAATGCATCATCATGAGGATTACCGTCTTTATGAAATCGGTAAGTATATGAGAATTAAAAAACATCAATTTATTTTATTAAAATCAGATAGTGCACTGGACGATCATTTATCTAGAATTGATAATTTTTTTAATAGTCCGGTGCAGAATCCAATCGGTAAACAATTGATGAATGATTTATTAGATAGTGGCGAAAAAACAATTCAACCATTACCTAATAAAGTTGATAAATGGTATTAATGTAATTTACCAAATTGGTATTCAAATGATTGTTCACCATATACTACTATTTGCGTTACTTCTTTAGTTGTCGGCCATACTGCAACGTATGCTCCATGCTCAGCATGATCTCCATCCACAATCAACAATGCATTATCAGCATCATATTCTAAAAAATTTTGTAATTTATAATTTGATGCTAATTTATGTATTTCTATAAAATTGGATCCGTCCCATTTAACTGCATCCACTGAATGTCTAAACGAATATCGCATATACAAAACTCCATTTTAAAAAAGTATATTATATAGTATAATATATTTAACGCATCAGATCAATTGCGGACATTTTTAATTATATGTTGATTTATATCTATTAAAGTATTATAATATGACTTTATTTGAGGAGTCGTATAATGAATATGCACGAAAAAGTTTTATGGTTACAAACTGAATTTCCTGAACTATGGCAAGCAATGGATGACGCTAATCATAACTTTAGTATCCATGACCTGAACCCATATCATTTAGAAGGTAGAGTTAGTACGCATACATTAATGGTTGCGAAAATAGCTGAAATTTACAATGAAAATGAAATTATTCAATGGGCTGCATTATTACACGACTTAGGTAAACCATTAGCTAGAATAGAAATTCCTGAAAAACGTAGAGCTCGATTCGTTAATCATGAAGGTATCAGTATGTTCTTAGCTATTGATATCTTAAATAAAACTGATCTATCAACTGATGATAAAATTCAAGTCTTAAAAGTAATTGCTGGTCATAGTTTATTATTTGACTTATTAATTATTAAAGATGAAAATACGATAGATATTAATGATGATGTTTATAAATTATTTAAAGGTCAGAAAACATTTTTAGATTTAGTTAGTAGAATTACTCGATGTGATACATTAGGTCGCTTTGCTAAAGGAGCTGATGCTCGAACTCATTTAGGTGATTCTATTGTTCCAGCTATTCAAAATATTTTACCTAAATTTATTGATCAAGATAGTTTAGATTATAACGAAAAAGATAAAGCTTTAATTTTATTATGTGGATTACCTGGTAGTGGTAAATCATCATACGTTAATTTATTAAACGATGATTACTTTATTATTTCTCGCGATTCGATTTTAGAAGCAATGGCAACTAAAATGGGTATTACCTATAATGATGTATTTGCGTTACATTTAGTTGATCATAAAATTAAAGAAGAAATTGACATCAATCTAAATATGATGATAAATGATTCTAAAAAAAGTGGTAAACATATTGTTATTGATATGACTAACTTAAGTAAAAAAGCAAGACGTCGATGGACTAATCGATATGATAAAAGTTATAAAAAAGAATGTATTGTTTTTTTAACTGGTCAAGCAGATTTGATTGATCGGGATAATAATAGAAGTAAAACCGGAAAAACTATTGGAGCCGATGTTTACTTAAGCATGATGAAATCATTTTCATTACCGATGTTTAGTGATGGATTTGATAACATCGATTATATTTTACATGAAGGAACTTATAATAAAAATGGATAAAATTCAATTACCTCGAGATGAACTCATTAGTTTTATTGATAATTTAACTGATTTATATAGCGATGAATTAAAAGGTAGGGCTAAGCAATGGGTTGATCGATACCCGGATGCTATAGTTCATGAAGTTAACAAGACTGGTGACGGCTGTATTTGTATCGAGTATAAATTAGATGGATTAGATAATCAATTTGTTGTTTTTGAAACAAAACGAATTATTTTATGGAATTTAGTCGATAATGTTCGTAAAAATTATCGCCGCGTTAAATATCTAACTTAATAGTAGACATCACCACCCCATTGTAGTATAATATTATTTTTTAGCAATCAATTACATTAAAAGGTGCATTATGAGTATTTTTAAAACTATTAATCATATAGATGATCTATTACCATACATTAAAGATAAACCAGAAATTAATGTTGTAACTCATGCCAATGGCTGTAAAGTTATTAGTTATATGTTTCAAGATAGTAAAACATTCGCTGGTGATTATGAAATGTGGTTACGCGAATGTCGAGGTATTACTTTCTTGCCTGATGGTTCGGTTGGTGCTAGACCATTTCATAAGTTTTTTAATGTAAATGAAAAAGTTAATACAAAAGAAGAAAATATCGACTGGAGTTCTATCATTAATATCGCAGATAAACGTGATGGGTCTATGATTACTCCAGTTTGGTTTCCTGAGACTAATACTTTAGTTTATAAAACTAAAAAATCATTTGATAATGATATTAGCCAAACGGTTAATGCATTATTTGGTGAAAATACGGTTGAATACGAGTTATGTATTTTTTTAACATCATTAAATTGCACTCCTATATTTGAATATACCGCTCCATCAAATCGTATCGTTTTAAAATATAATCAACCTAGTTTGACGTTATTAGCTATTCGACATAATAATTCCGGTGTTTATTGGACTTATGAAACAATGCAGGCTTTATTATCGACTCAATATCCAGAAGCTAAATTAGTTGATTCCTTCGCAACTGAGTTATCTAATAATGATTGGTTATCTAAATTAAAAGAAAAGTTAACGGTTGATCAGTTATTTGAAGGCTATGTATTTGAATCAATTAATGGCGAACGATATAAATGGAAATCAGTTTGGTATGAATTATTGCATCGCAATGTAACATTTCCGACATATCAAAGTATTGCGGAAATGGTTATCGATGAAAAAGTTGATGACTTTAAAGCGTATTGTGTTAGTATCGAAGATAATGAGTTATACGATAAAATCGAAGTTATCGAAAGTCAAGTATTTGAAATATTAAAACGAATTTCTCAAACGGTTGAGTTAAATGTAAGCGAAAATAAAGAATTAGAAGTTAAAGATTTTTGTTTAAAATTTAAAGATGATCCGTTATTTCATTTAATGATTGCGTTTTATAAAAATAAAGAAGTTAATTATATCGATTATTTTAGAAAATATGTATTAGAAGAACAATTTTCCCGCGATTCAGTTTAATAACGAGATTTAATATGAATATTGTAGTTGAAACTTTATTTGGTAGCCATTTATACGGGCTAGATACGCCTAATTCCGATAAAGATTATAAAGGTATAGTATTACCAACCTCTACCCAAATTCTCTTAGGAAAGTCGAATTTTCACGTCGATAAGAGTACCAGTACTGGTCATGGTAAAAATACAAAAGATGATATTGATAGGACTTTTTATTCGTTAAGTTATTTTATCGATCTGGCTAGTAAAGGTGAAACTGTCGCATTAGATATGTTGCATGGTAGTCCAGATAAACTAATTCAATCTAGTCCGATTTGGGACTTTTTAGTTGCTAATCGTCATAAATTTTATACTAAATCGATGAAGTCTTATATTGGCTATGTTCGCAAACAAGCAGCCAAGTATGGAATTAAAGGTACTCGTATTAGCGAACTCGAAAAGGTTATTGCATTTTTAGAGACATTTCCAAGTGATGTTCCAATTGGTACATTAAACTTTCCGGATAATGAATTTGGCAAATGGGTCGAATATAAAAGCAATAACTATTATGAATTCGCTGGGAGTAAATTTCAAGATAATTTAAAGATTCATTATATGTTAGATACTCTTAAAAAAATCTATGCTAATTATGGCGAACGATCTAAATTAGCAAAAGAAAACTTAGGAGTTGATTGGAAAGCTGTTTCTCATTGTTTACGAGCCGGTTATCAAGCAAGAGATATTTTTACCAAAGGTTATTTTGAATATCCATTAGATGAAACTAAATTTTTAATGGATGTTAAATCGGGTAAATTAGATTTCGTATCTGAAGTTGAACCAGAAATCGATAAAATTACAAAAGAAGCATTAGCATTATCTGATGCCTCGACATTACCGGATGAAGTTGATAGAGAGTTTTGGAATAATTATATCGAATCGATTCATAAAGATATCGTAATAAACGAATAATTAATTTTATATTAGAAGAAAGGGCGTTTAAAACGCCCTTTTTATTATTTTGATTTAAATAGTTCTATATTATGTTTTAATACGTCATCATTCCATTTAAATTTAATCATATGTTTTCCATAATCAACTAATGCTTCTGATGTTCCAGTTAAAATAGTATTTTTATAATCTAATAATTGAGTATTTAATTTTCTAAAATCGACAACTCCATTTAACCATATTAATAATAATAATTTAATATCTGATTCGCTTCTTCCATCTAAATAATTAAATAATTTATTTTGATCAGCTTTTGTTTCTAAATGTTGTTGAATTTGTTCGTGCATATCGCCATCTGAGGCTAATAAAACGCTACGAACTTTAGTTGATTTATTATCTAATTCTCTAATTACATCACCAATAGAATTAATATCTGCAGTTTTAGTTTTTAATTTTTTATAATCTTTATTCTTAATCGTATCTAATAATAAAATACTTTCTGGCTTTAATAAAAATACTTGAGCCGCATCACCTTTATGAGCAGTTCCAGTTTTATCTTTAAACCCATTCATGTTTAAGGCTCTTAATATTTTAGTCCAATGTGGTTTATAATTATTTGGGCTTAATTCATTTGCTATATGTTTTGTTAATCGCCATAATTGTTCAAATGGTTTTTTATAACTTAAACGTTCTAATTCTTGATCTAAATTAACTAAATGAGAATATCTACTTTTTAATACGTGAGCATCACGGTCAATATTTTTATAAGAATCAATTATTGTAATTGGAAATGAATATTTAAATACGTGAATATAAGGTCTTTTATTTGCGTAAGGATAATTATCAAAATTTTTAGTTTTTTCTACGTTAAAATCTGCCCATGTTTGTTTTAATGGATATGCATATAAACCTACCGGTACATCATCATTCGATTTCTGCACTTTACCAAATCTAGATGATTTAGAAAATTTAATGTAAACATCTGGGTCATTTTTATAAGGTAATAACTGGTCATATGCCGATGCATTCTGATCCAATTCCGGGTTTTGTACTTCATCGAGTAATTGTTGTAATCTCATCGTAGTTATATGGTCAGGTAAATTGAATATTTATCGTTGATTAGGCCACTATAATATAGTATAATCATAATTTTAACCGCACATAATGGAGGACTATGACTTATTTAGTTTTAAATGAAAACGGATATCGCGAAACCATCACTACAAACGTAGAAGATTTAGAGCAGTATATTGCAAATGATAATTATGAAATTATTGAAATGGGAAGTTTAGATGAGTAATGAAGAAGAAACAGCATTTAGATCACAAATTAGAAACGAAGTTAAAAATATTTTAAATATTGGATCTTCTCAATATAAACGGATTGATAGTTATAAGCAAGGTGATGGTTGGATAATTACTTATTATGATTACGCTCCCATTAATATAAACTTATTAAAAAATGATTTATTAAATAGTCATTTAGCCGAATTTTGGGATTTTGATGTTCGATTTGTTTTATCTGGTTCTAAAACTATAATTAAACTAATACCTCATCAATTTAATAGATTAATCGATCATCATATATTTACTGGTCAAGAAAATTTTAAAATATCAATAATCGAACAATTTTTCGCATATAAATTAAAGCATAATGTTGATACTGACTTTATATGCGAAAAATTAAATTTATCTAAACAAGATTTTATTCAATTATTAGATTTAACCGATACTAATATTACGGTCGATCTATTAGCAAAACTCGCCGATTTAAATCATAAAAAATTAATTATACAATTTGCTTGACTTTAAAGTATTATAGTAGTATAATATTATTTTTTTAACAATTACGAGGAAAGTAAAATGAATCAAAGAACGAGTGAAACACGAGTTGAAATGTACAAACGTTTTAAACATGCAATCGATATTCCGTCTAGTCGTTATAGTAGATTAGCTGTAAATCTGGTTGATTACGGATTTGGTTGTTCGGTAAAGTTACATGAATCTAAAGATGCTCAACTAGTTTCTAAAAATATTGAAAAATCACAATTGATTAAAGAATTCAATATCGTTACTAAAATGAATCCGGATAATAGTTTATTATTTCAATTGCATCGTAAGCCAGTCGTTATGTTAAATCCAGTCGAAAATAAAACTATTGAAAAATATGATCCCGAGGCTAAAAAACGAGAACGCAATGAGTCGCGTAGATATTTTAGAAGTTTAGTTAATAATATCTTACAGCTTAATACTAGCGAATATTCAATTTGTGATGTTTATCCGAGTTATGATAATTGGATTGTCGTTTATTATCGTTATACATCAAATAATTTTGATCAGATTCATAATAAAATTAATAATAGTGTTTTATCCGGGTCCGTTACTGTTACTACAGTTGATGATAAATTACAGTTAAGCATTCCTAATAGTTTCTATCAGCAATTACAAAAACAACCGAACTTTACTAAAACTGAAGTTAAAACTATAGTTAAACCAACGATCCAACATGCACTTAAATCGACTGGTGTTCCTAAAGTAAAAGAATCTATTCAGATTGATACTTCTAATTTTATCGAGTTATTAACTAAATCGATGGCATCGGGTCAAATCGATTCTAATAAATTTATGGCATCGTCGACTGAAATCTTTAACGTTTTAAATAATTGCGCATCAATCGATGATACTATTAAATTAGCGCAATTAATGGGTAAAAAAGTTCAAATTGAATTAGTTTAAATTATTTAAAACTAGATCGGCCAATTAAGTCCGATCTAGTTTCTCTAAGTGTTGACTTTTAAGTATTAAAGTAGTATAATATTATTTTTAATTTAACAAAAAGGAATAACTTCATGGCCAATATTAATAAACAAGATTTAAATAAATTATTAACCATTATCTCAGGTGTTCATCCAAGTTCGTATCAACAGTTATATACAAATGAAACGTCATTCGGATTTAGTAGTACATTTAATAAAGTTCGCGGTTCTGTTTCAGCTGATGAAATAGTTAAATCAATTTCTCGTAATCATCGATTATCTGATTTCGAAATCGAAGGATATCAACGAGATAATAATATTATTCTCCGATTTTATAAATCAGAAGAGGATAAAAATAATGCAAAAGGTATCCCTCAAGTTCCATTATCAAATTTAAGAACTTATTATCGTAAAAAAATAACTAATATTGTTCAAATACCTAGATATGATTATACAACTAGTGATGCGTATCCTTCTAAAAATGATTGGGTTATTGTTTTTTATGGGGCGGAAAAATGGTTACCGATAGTTAAACAAAATATTTCAAATAGTGAATATAATACGACCTCCGAAGTTTATACTAATAATGGTAATGTTTATGTTAAAATATTAAATGTTGGAATTAACCCAGATAAGATTAATGTATCTAGTCGTTATTCGGATGGAATTAAATCAGATAAAGTCGAACCAATTAATCAAACTTTTGATTCAGTTAAATTCGTAAATGATGTTCTACTGGAAGTTGCTAATAAATCTTTAAGTATTGATGATCTATCTAATTGTTTAACTTGGTGTGCAGAGTTAACTAAAAAAGAAACTATTGATATCGAATTACTTTCGAAATTAGCTAAATTAGTCGGTAAGCAATTATCTATTAAGTTAATTTAATTAAATATAGAGATGTAGTTTTAATTAAAACTACATCTCTTTCTCTAGATAAAAAAGGATAATTATGGATTATGTTAATGTTCAATTTACTTCAGATGAATTTAATGATTTTATTTTAAGTATGTTTGCGGCTCATATGTTAAAAGAAATTGATGTTCAAGCTGCGGTTAATAGATTGTTAGAATATATCGACGATCGTAGTGATATCGAAGCAGAAGAAGCTAATCAAGTAGTACTTAATTGTGTAAAACAATTTGAATTAAGAACCGGTGTTTAATATGCGAAAATTAAAAATTCATAGTGGCTCAGGCGCTAATTTTGAAAATGATTATGACTTAGAGGGGCGGTTAATTGGATATCGAACAATCGTTGATGGTGATATTATTTTAGAAGAAAAATATCCGATCGATATGTCGGATAGTGCTAGATCAAGATTATTTTGGAGTAATATTGACAGTCAAGGTGAATTTTTTCGTGCGTTTATTTACGAAGATGAACAAGGCGAACGAAACCCAATGGGGGCGACTAAAAAATTAGATGGTCATGAATGTATGTCGGATTATGACCTTAGTGGTAATTTAGTTAGTTATTCGGATTCGTTAGGAAATTACTTATTCCAAGAGTTCGATGCATTAAATCGATTAATTTATATTGATGATAATGAAGGTGAAGTTATTTGGTATGAGTATAGTAGCGAAGATCTAAATGAACCCAGTAATGTTTCTATTCGCAATACAACTAATGATATATTAGAATACGATAAAGATGGTAATTGTATCTATATAAAATTAGCTACTGGTTACGAAATACATAAAACATATGACGATCAAGGGAATATATTATCATATCGAAATTCAGACGGAATTGAATTCTTTAATGAATATATAGATATTTAAAATATGGGGAGCTTAGCTCCCCATATTAATTACGGCAATTCTCTTAATTCTTTCCAAGTCGGCCCAGCCGGATCAGTACAAATCTTTATATGATCTGCAGTTTTATCAAACCATAATTGACCTTTTACTACATTCGCCGGGGCGGATGATTTACAAAAATGTTCCATTATATGTAGGAAATTAGAGTTTATCATTTCGCCGTAAACGTCGGTGTCGGGACCGATTAATCCAATACTAACTTTCGCGGTATCGATACCGGGAGTTGATAATGTCGCTATTGGAGTAGTAATCGTATTATCGAAATGTCTTATATTATACGTACCCATTATTTAAATCCTTATTTTAAAAATAACTCAGCTTCTTTTGCTCGACGGACTACCAATCCTTTTAAAACGGTACCGTTAGATTTATTCCATTTTGCAAATTCTTGAGATGCGCCTATAAAATCACCAGCATTTACTTTTTTTAATAAAGTTGATGATTTTAAATTACCAACTCCGCAATTATACGCAAAACTAGTTAATGCACCTAATTGATTTTCATTTAATTGAACAGTAACTAAAGCTTTAACTTTAGCTTCGAATTCATTTAATAAATTTTCAAATAATTCGTCGGCTTGTTCTTGAGTTATATGATCATGTTCACCAACTGGTTTTTTATCAGCATAAAACGTTGAACCCCAACCTATAGTCCAGAATTTTTTATCTCTAGGCAATGATTTTGAGGTTGCGCATTCGTATGCTGCTAATTTACATCCTTCAAAGTGTTCTACTAATTGTATCGTTTCTTTATTAGCCATGACAAACCCTCTAATTACAAATATGATATTTATCTTGATTTTTACCCCAAAATCCGTTATAATTATTTGTAATTTAATAATTTGGTGTATTTAAATATGATTTGGGTTGTAATAACGTTAATGGTGATAATTATGAGTTTTTATATAACATATAATAGGGAAGATTAATGCCTACGGCTTACGTTAAAAAAATGGCTAAGAAACATAATATCTCAGTTGAAAAATCCGAAGAGCATTGGGCTAATGCTAAAAAAGCTGCTAAAAATAAAGGCGGTGAAGAAAATTGGGGTTTGGTAACTGCGATTTATAAACAAATGATAGGGGAAAGTACTTTTAGTTCTTTCGTTGATGATATTAATTCAAATGGAGATAATGAATAATGCCGCAAGCTGGATCTAGAAACGGTCATAGAAAACGCAATTACGTAGCAACTGAAAAATTAGGTTATATAGATGAGATGTGCCGGGTAACTACGTTAGCTGCTTGTATGCCTGTATTAACTGAACGTAAGTTTTGGTTTGATGTTATGCGAGGTCATCCTAGACAAAAACAATATTTAATTGAGAAAAAGAAATGATTAAAATGCCTTGGGAATTAAAACATACTCCTAATACATTAGATGAGTATATATTTAGTGATCAGGAAATGCAAGAGTATTTCCTTAGATTATCTGCAGTTCCTGATCTTTTATTAACTGGTTCTCCAGGTACTGGTAAAACATCATTAGCTAAATTATTAGTTAAGCATTTTAATATAGATGATGAAAATGTTTTGTTTATTGATGCTAGTCATGAAAATAGTGTCGATAATATTAGAACTAGAGTTAGATCTTTTGTTTCAACTAATTCCTTTTCTGGGGGATATAAGGTTGTTATTTTAGATGAAGCCGATTACTTATCTAGAGATGCGAAAGAGGTATTAAGGGGGTTAATGGTCGAATATACGATGGTTGCTAAGTTTATCCTAACTGGTAATTATCATCATATGTTTACCGAAGCTATTAAATCTAGATGTAATATCTTTAAAGTTAAACCAATTGACGTAAATGATATTAGTATGTTCGCTGCTAATATATTACTTAAAGAAAAAGTTAAATTTGATTTAGATATTTTGGATGAACACGTTGATGCCGCTTACCCAGATATTCGTAAATTAATTAAAAATTTAGAAAGATTTAGTATTGATGGTAAATTAACTAGTCCGAAAAAAGATTCGTTTGATATTATCAAATATATCGAAAATGATGATTGGAGACAATTAAGATTAGATATTATTAATATGCGAGATGTTGATTATGATGGGTTATATACATCATTATATGATAATTTACATAGATCTAAGAAGTTTAATGATATGGATTCATATGAAAATGGTATTTTAATTATAGCGGATTATTTAAGTGAAACGGCTAATCCGATGATTAGTTTTGCCGCATGTATTATTGCATTAAGTCAATTTGGAAAATAAAGGAAAGATTATGGTATCGAATGTAAAGCAAGTTTCAAATGTTGCTAATCAAAGTGATAAAAATGCATGGAATCGCAAATTTGATAATATGCAAAAATTAATTGAGCAAGTTAATGCATTAGCTGATCAAATTATGGATTTAGAAGAACAAAAGATGCCATTAATTGATGAAATTAATCAATTAAGAACTATTATGGTGCAAGAATGTATTCATCCAAAAGATATGATCATCGAGTATGATGATCATATCCATTGTAAATTTTGCGATAAAAAGTTTACAGTTAATTAACTTTAGATTATAGTTATTGAATTTGAGAAAATTGAACTACAGTTACCCGAATTCGAACATAAATTACTGTGGTGATGTGCGATGAATATCATACCCTTGACTTGCTCTAGTAGCCGTAGTAAATGTTACATAGCATGAATATGACGTATTTGGTAATCTATCTGGATGTGCATATGATTTGGAAGCAGTATGCGGATCGGCTAGACTAGATAGTAATGTAGTTTCTGTTACTCCAGTACTAAGTCCCCCTTCGTACCAATACCAAGTAATATCAGATGTAATAACATCGGTCGAATTTATAGTTAACGTTGAATTATCAAAATGGGGTGTTCCAGCTACTACATTATTAAAAGTCCAATCAAATGTTGGAATATTTGTCGCTGGTGGTGTGGGTGGAGTTGGAGCTACTACGTTAGGCCCAGGAACGTCGGCGACACCGGCAGTAGCACTATCAGCATTAGTAAGTGCGGCGCAGTTATCTGGTCTAGTATTACCGCCAGTAGCAAATATAAGCTCAGTTCCGGTTGATGAACAGAATGCACTTTTACCGCCTCGCCATGGAACTTCAGTTACGCCATACGGTGGGGCGCCCCCCGCACTCGGGCCCCTTGGGGCCCCCTGCAAACCACCTTGACCTCCAGCCCCGACTTTAATAGTATAAACCGTTCCTGGAATTACCGCGTAACCAGTATATAATGTAGCACCACCACCTCCACCGCCAGCATTAACACAAGGTCCAATAGCGCCGCCACCGCCGCCGCCGATAACACCAATATCTATTTTAGTTACTCCGGCCGGAACCGTAAATTGACCAATTAATGCATGATCATACGGATCTACGGCAGTTTTTAGACCAGAACTATTATCCCATTCAATTGCTTTATCGCCAGTAATTATTCTAGTTCCAGAAAATGTGGTTAAATCTGCAGGTGTAAATGAATATGATCCAGCGTTTATGGTAATTCTTATCAATCCACCAGTTCCATTACCGCCCCGAACTTGAGTTAACGTTTGATTCATATTATCAGTTTCTATACCACCCCCACCATTACCAATACCAGTTGCATTAATAGCAACCGCATCATATCCAGGTAATAAACCAGTACCGGCAACGCCTGCCCAGCTATATCCACCCCCACTACCCCCAGTTCCATACGTCCCATCACTTCCAGTAGCGGATAACCAATTACCCCCATTACCCCCTACTGGACTTGCGGATCCGCCCCCGCCATTACCATTATGACCGCCGGCTGCACTATATCCGCCGGTATAATTTGCAGTTCCGCCGTACCCAGCACCACCCCACGCCGCATTCGATGCTGGGATACCGCCTGGTATTACCGGTGGTCCAACAACTGCAGCTTCTACGGTAATTGCAGAACTAGTTACTGATTCGGCAGTCCCTTTATCGTCCGTATAACTTACTTTACAGGTTATTGATTGCCCAACATCGCCAGCCACTGTTGCATAATGGTCCTGAGTTTCACCAGTAATTAAGGTCGATCCGCGATACCATGCGTAAGTATAAACTGCTTGTAATAAACCATCTAAATCAACTAATGCGGATTTATTTAAGGTTAATGTATTACCGACATGAGTATCTCCAGTTAATGTTAAAACTCCAGTTGGGGCGATATTAATTGATTTTAAATCTAATTCGACTATACTTGAATTTTTCTTTAGCCATAATTTAAAACCATCATATAAAACCTGACCGGGGATCATTTTAGTTTTAATTTCAGTAATTTCATTCGTCGATTTATTAACACATAATGTATAAAAATTAGTCGATAGATTTAATACATTTTGTTGTAAAACATCACCGTATTTAAAATAATTAAAACCAATTAAATTTAAATTAGTTTCGTTATTTAAATCTTCAACATAAACATTGTACGTTAATGAATCGTCGGATTTTTTTACACTATAATCTGTCATATAAAATTACTCTTAAAATTAAACCGGAGTTGTGGCTTTTTTTGGTTTCATATATAATTTTCCATTATCATAGGAAACAAAAATATCCCATTTGGATTGATCACTCGCCCCGACATCAACAATTAATTCCGAATCTACGAGTAACGGTGTGCTCACTGGAGCTTGAATTGGATTAGCGCCAGATGTTCCAGAAACAAAAAAACTATTGGGTATAGCGGTAACACCACTAACATAGTTAGGTATATTACTACCAGTTCCAGTATGATCGACCATAACACCATCAACTAACAATATTAATGGATCCGGTGCACTATACATGTTATATGCAATTGAAATTGGAGCAGCGGTCGTTGATAAGGTAGCAATGACGAATTTAAATTGAGCATCACCCCATGCTGATGGTTGAAGTGGTGGATCGCCTGCATTTAAGACTAAAAATTCTTCGAATGTGTATTTGATTGAATAGGTACTAGCGGAATTATTAGCATCAGTAACAGTTATGGTCAATTCAGATGCTGTAGTTGGCGGATTCATATTTGGGTTCGCACCTGGTAACGATCCTTGTGACGTATAATGCAATGTTCCGTCAGGATCGATAGAAAACGTTCCTGCTTGAATATTACTAGTCGGTGTTATAGTGTAATTGTAAACCCCAGATCCACCACTAACATCAAATGGTTTAAAGGTTAAATTAATATTTGCGAATGTCTGTGTAGCGGCTGCAGACATAGTCGCGGAGAATGGATCATTCGTTATAACCGTCGGAGTACTAGTTAATGATTCAGCGGTTCCATGTAAATCAGTATATGATAATTTAACAACTAATGATTTACCTAAATCACCGAAAACTGGTGTATAACTATCAGTCGTCGAAACGACAGTACCGTCTAATTTCCATTCGTATGTATAGGTAGCTGGCGCCGGTAACCCATCAGCATCAACTAAATTAATAATAGATTTAGTTAACGCTACGCCAACTTTACTACCCTGAATAATAATTGATCCAGTCGGTAAAGTATTAACTGCGGTTATGGTTACTTCGGGACTAGTAACTGTTTCGGTAGAACCGCCTAAATCAGTATATGTAACAGTAATAGATAATTTTTTCCCACCATCCGCAAAAACCGGAGTAAATTTATCAGACGTCGCTCCACTAACAGCAACGCCATCAAGTTTCCATTGATATGTAAATGTGCTTGGTAAACCATCTGCGTCAATTAATGCTGTAAGATTTACTGTATCTTCACTATCTGCATTATGTGGGCCTGATATAGAAATATTACCAGTAGGTAATGTATTTAATGAGTGCAAATCTAATTTAACTATACTTGAATTTTTTTTAAGCCATAAGTAAACTCCGTCGTATAAAATCTGACCTGGAATCATTTTAGCTTTTAATGCATTAATTTCAGTTTGAGATTTTCCAGCACATAATGAATAAAAATTAGTACCTAAATGTAATTCATTTTGCTGCAAAACATCACCATATTTAAAATAATTATGGCCAATAAACTCTAATAGAGTGTCATTGTTTAATGATGTTTCTAAAACAGAATAGGTAGATGAGGTATCTGATTTAGTTAATGTATAATCAGTCATTTAATTCGCCTATAATATATTTGTTGATGTTAAATATTGAACCATCTCTATATCTTCCATGTCGATTGACGGTACTAAAATCTCATGCTCCATAGTAAATATCTGAAATAAATTACCAAAATGATTAAATTCGCTTTTTGGTTTTATAACAAATGAACTTATATTACCATTTAATGAATTATGAACGTAGGTCGATAATTCAGTAAAATTGAAAGTATTACCAAAATCCCAATCTCTAATATTAAAAAATTCATATATTAATGTTACAATACTGGATTTAATTTGATTATCCGTAAATGTAGCGAATGGTGATTTCACAACTAAAAATTTAGCCTGTAATTCCTGTGCCGCATATTTACCGAATATTACTTTCAACTCACCGGATTTAATAATCATTTCATCAGATATCATCTTATTAGTAATTAATTTATTATAAGATGCTCTTAATTCATGCGGTAATGGTTTGGCTGGTTTACTACCGATACCATTAATCCAATTCATGGTACTTTGATAATATCCTCTAGTTATAATAAAACAATCTATTATATTAGAACATGATGGGTTAATTTTCATATTATCAGTTGGTGTATGTTGCCATAAGAAATTTAATCCTGAGCGTCCTTGTTTGCGTGTATATAATGCTTTTGATGAATCGAGTAATGCAAAAGCTTCCGCAAACCAATTAATTTTTTTAGAATCATCTATTATAGAATATGGAGTATCGATATCTGGTCTATAAAAATAAACATAGTCTTTAATTTTAACAGTAATTGTATTATTACTACCGTTATCTATTATAGTAATCTTATTAGTATATTGTAATTTATTAATATCTCGTTCTTTCCAAACTATAGTATTATTTTCACCTAGATTCGAATTAGATGAACCTGAAACATCCCCAATAAATTCAACATCAGCTTTACCAGTTACTGGATCTACTATAGTAAATACATCATACGGTAATTCAATAGTTGGAGTTTCGACATTAAATGAATCAAATGGCATATCAAAAACTCGATCAAATAATTGATAATAAGCTTTATCTTCGAAAAATTTATCAGTATCTGGATTAATAGTTATTGTATTAGTAGTTAACTGCAAAACTTCTGCTATATCAGGAACACCATCGTTATTATTATCACTTATTGAAACATTCAATGTATTATAATCCATTTGACCAATATATTGTGTTGGTTCTCTAAATGTATTAATATTCAAAATCGATAACGAAACTTCATTAGTTAAAAATTTAGTATTATTTAATGTTCTATAGTCGGCGGCGTTCGATTTTAATATGGTTATATTATCTTGATTTGCGGCATAATTCCAGAACTTAGTCGATGGGCTATTTGCTAATATTCTAGCTATTTTATATTTAATAACCCAATTATTGCCGATAACGTCAATATGAAATAACCAATCATCGCCAGTAATTGCCTGAGGATAATATTTAGTATTATAATATATACCGAATGGTAATGTTGCCGGCGGAGCATTCATATCAGATAATGAATAAACTTCGCCCATGAAATTAAATACTATATCGTGTTGTTCGCTAGTTGCCGAACCACCAGTAAAATAACGTCTAGGTGATATATTATTAAATGCTCTATAATATAATGTATCATTATTCGATAATAATGGTTGAATATGATTAATTAAAACCGATAATGCTGAAATTTTATTCGAGACAGTTATAGTACCAATATCATATTCTGTATAAATTGATAAATCAGTCCCAAAATGATTAATATTTTGGTAAGTATCACTCGGATCATTAAATCCGGTATATTTACTTTCGCCAGCATAGGTTCTATTAATAGACGCTAATTTTAAAATAGTATTATCTTGTAATAATAATGAATTATAATCGCGAGCATTAACCATTCGATTTTGAGTATAATAAACCGATGGTGCATTTATTTTAATATGTTCTATATCTTCACTTGGTGCAGCATTTTGTATTGGTTGAACTAATGAAAATGTAAATATAGCATTTTGAACATTACCTTTACCATCTAAATATGCAAAATTAGATGAGACTTCACTGATCGCATTCATTGGGATAGGAATTGGATCCGGATCTGAAGTTCGATACCAAATATCGAATATACCATTAGGTATATTAGCAAAATCACCATCACCAAATAAAATCGATATTTGGTCATTATCTAAAGTATTAATTTCGTATTTGTTTTTATTTGGATTATTACTAAAAATAATATTTTGTTCATTGATCGTATCGACTGCTTCCCAAGCGATTGAATCGGTCGAAGTAATTTGATTAACCCAAACATCAGTATTATTAATATTTTTTACATTTATATTAAATGATTGATGTGGGGTTATACCGTCAAATGAATCGGTTCTAGTTCTTTTTAATATACCTTGTTTAGTTAACATAAAAAAGCCGGTATAATTAGATGAATTACCTAATCCATCAGAACCATATAATATATTAAAATTTTGATTATTATTTGTCGTTATGATTTTTGGTCTTTGTTCGATTGGACCATCCGTTGTTAATTCAACTGATGTTAATTCCATATCAATTGATTTATTTTGAACTTGTGTTTTATATTGTATTACACTATTTTCAAACGGCATATTATTAATTGAATATAGTTCAAATATTTGATCAAATACTTGGACTCGATCGCTAGGTAAAACATCACCAAACGAACGTAATAATGTAGCGTTAATTACGGCAAAGAATTGTGATTGCCAATTAACATTATTAGAATCATTCCATATAATTTTACTATTTGCTAAATTATTACCATTTAAATCATAAACCCGTTCTGATGTAGAAATTGATGTTATTTTTACTAAACCAGAACCTGGAATATTTCTCGACGGATTATATGAAATAAATTTAGCTAATTTAAGAACCGAATCTTTACGCTGTGCAGTTGATAACAAATTTTCATTCGCTACCATATCTAATCGATAAGCACTTAATTCGCAGACGTAGGCAAATGCCTCTAAAATCATTACAAATTCGTCGGTTTCAATCCAGTTATTAAATTCAGGATGTGTTAGACGAAAGTAATCTATAAGTGATTGTTTTACGGTTGCATAATCAAAGCCGGTAAAATTTATAAATTTACTTGCCTGATATATTGTATCCCAAGATTCCGCTTTAGATAACTGAATTGCCATATATGTCTTTTCTGAAATAAGGGTAAGTTTATAATAAGAGATATTTATGGGAGTTTGTTATCCTCAATAAATACAACTATTACATTTCTCGGTAATTAAACTTATGGCTTATACACTTAAAATCGATGCGGCCGGTAATTCGTTTACTGTTGATGCTGCCAATAACACTACTAGTACACCATTTACTTTATATCCACAAGGAAATGGAGTTGAGTATGGCGAAGGGTTTCAAAATAATTTAGTTCATGTATTAGAGAACTTTGCCGGTCCAACAGAACCAGCTATTAAAATCCCAGGATTGATGTGGTATAATACTGCTATTACACCACCTAGATTACAATTGTGGACTACCGGCAATGAATGGAAAATGGTTACTCTTATATAATATTAACTTACGAATTCAATATTAAAATTCATATTTTTTGTAACATTGAGTTCTATATAAAATAAACTCAATGTTACAGTTAATGCATTATGATCGTAATCCGCGTTAACATCAATAGAATTTAGTGATACTCTGGGGTCGTAAGCAACAACAGCTTCTAATTCGCTTCTGCATTGGTCTATAGTTTCTTGATCTAATGGCTCGAAAACTAAATACGGAATATTAGTTCCAAATTTAGGCATCATTATTCGCTCGCCTTTTCTCGTAAAAATATGATTTAATATATTACGTTCAACTAATTTAATATCAGTTAAAACAAAGGTATTATTACCGTCGTTTTCTTTAGCCATAAACGTATCAATAATCGGAGCTATTTTTTTAGTTCCATCTAATTGTTTAGCGGCGAATGAACCAGTAGTTTTAAAGCCTAATTTATAATCAATAGACGAAAATCCTTTATATAACGCCATCTTTATCTTCTCCAATATTTACTGCGAGGTGAATTATCTTTTCCTATTTGTGGATCATCGTATTTATATTTTTGAGTTTTATCAGTATCACTCATATTATCAGATCTAGCCCAAGGTTCATGCTTCGGTATTCTAGTTGGAAATGCGGCTATTTTAGCAGTCTTTGGAGTCGGTTTAGCATCCATCGTATTTGCATTTGCCATATCTGAAATTTTTTCTGGAGCCATACATGATA